TTAATCTGTCTGTGACTCTTCTTTCGGTTCTAAACGCTTAATCAGTTTCTCTCGTGCCAAATCAGCTAAAGCAAGCAAACGTGGGTCTTGAACATATTCTTCCATTGTGACGACTACCCGGCCATTTGCGTTAATATCCCCTGTAGGATCTGTTACATTAAAGCGAAGACGTACTTCGTCAACCTCTTCCTCAAAGTTATAGGTGAAATCAACACCTGAAACACGAACATCTAATTTTTCTACCTGTCCCATTATTCATCATCTCCTTGTTTGTTTTGGTTTTCTAGCTGGTCATAAAGGTAATCGTAAACTTCGGACTCTTCTCCTTCGTATCTTTCATCTTCTAGCTCTTCAAACACAGATTGGAGCACTTTTAATGTTTCTTGGTACTGTATTCCTTCAATTACAAGTGGCATCTCTTTTTCAAATTCCAACAAATCTTCATGTAAAGCTTGATAGTCTTCTATTTTATAATTTTCGTTTTCAATCACCGCCTTTCCGTCTCCATCTTTAACTGAATGCTCCTCCAGCAATTCTCTACGCTCTTTGTTATAGAGCTCTATTCTCTCTTGAATTAGGTTGAGTACCCGACGGCGCTCTCTTGATTTTTTCCGCACTAAACTAAGACCATGTAAAAATTCATGAGCCTTTGCTAGTTTATTAACTTGAATTGAAAGTTTCATTATTTCACTCCTTTAATTTTTCAATGTCTCTTCTTAAGAGCTGATTTTCTAGTTCTAATAAACTCAAATCATCTTTCACTAGCTCTATTTCTGTTCTAAATTCTTTTAGTTCCATATCTTGCATTTTGACTTTAGCTAAAACACCTGTATTAAAATTATTAATATTTAAAGAGAGATGCTCACCTTGACCTAAAAATTCAAATGGTAAATCCTCTGCAATAACACCATACGTTTTGTGGTCATATAGAGTCCCATCTTCACGCTTATAATTAAATGAATACAGTTTTACATGATCTATAAGTTCAGCAAAATGTTTAATATCTAATTTTTCAATATTAGATTTCACCGCTCTTGTAGATATTTGATGCTGTTCAAAACTATGCAAATGGTTTGTCCATACTTCCCATAACCTATGATTTCCAGTACCAACAATTCCCCAGCCAGAAGTATCGGGTCTTAAAGTGGGTGTGTGTCCGGACTTACCTGTTGCTGTTCCTCTGCCGATAACCCAATACCTGCTACTAGTAGAGCCTGACATTGGATCTATCCGAAATTCGTGAGAACGTAGAATAATCCTACCAACAGAATCAATAAAAGTATTACCTGAACTATAAATGGAATAAGTATTTTCATTATTAGCTCCAATATAGCCCATGTTTTTACCAGTCGGATCGAAAAAACGCACTACAGCAGGGTCACTTCCTATGCCTCCTACATTCTGGACATTAATTAATATTCGTCGTCTATTTCTATTATCAAAGGCTGCAAAACCATCACGATTCATCCTAATAATACCGTTACCACTCGCTACCACATTAATATTAGCGGCGTTTATCTCTCCAGCCGTGATTTTATTTGCAGATAAGCTAACAATTTTACCATCCGTAATTGTGGCATTCGCAATTTTAGCGTTATCTATTGCACCATCTCTAATACTTGCCCTCTCAATAGTTCCATTTGCAATGTAAGCGTCTGTTATGATGCTTGTCTGTAAATTAGCTCTTGTAATAGACGCATTAGCAAGTGCACCATTAGCAGCAGTAATACTATTTGCTGACATATGGTTGGCCATAATTGAGCCATTCACGATCACAGTGGCATCGTGCATCTTTTGCAAACGCGCTTGAGAAAAATAATAATTAGGATTGTTACCATCATTCATAACTCGAACAAAGAATCCAGCTCTAACCGCGCCATTGGGTATAGTTGCTGTACCTTCTAGTAAGGTCCAAACAGTTCTAGGCAAATTAGTGTGAACTCTTTCACCTGAAAACGATACATAACTACCATTCGCATCAATCGTACGGATTGATAGTCGCAAACTATTCCACGAGGATTGATTAGTGGGATTCGATGGCCTAACCCAAATTGAATAACGATACTGTTCCCCTGAAGTAACGCTAATAGGGTGATTGCCGCCAAGACACAGTCTTGAATCAGCAGAAGCATTACCTCTATGTTCTAAAATAGGAAGCCCTTCTCTATTAACACTTGTTTCAGAGTCTTTTCTAATAAACCAGCTTCCTCTTTCAATCCAATGCGGAGACGTTGTTTCATCAGCAAAATCACCATTCGGTATTAAATTATCTGAAGACCCTATTTGTAATAGAGAAGTATTTATTTTCACTTGCTCAGGCGAAATATTGATTGCTGATATAATCCCATCTTTCTCAACTCTTAAATTAATCCGATCAGACATCGTTCTTATACTACCTTCAGTAGTGGAAACTCGACCAGTCAAATTATCTACACTTGTACGAGTTGCACGTAAACGAATTTCCGAAGCATTTTGTTCAATCGCTGTTTCTGCTTTTGAAATACGACCGTACGAAGTGTCAGAAGAAGAACCCAAATGCTTCGTACCTGATGGTAATTGTTGTTGCGTTACCCAAGAACCTCTCTCAGTAAACTCAAAGGAGGAATTACTATTGTTTAGTAAAGTGAAAGTGAATGCGTTATACGTTCTATTGATCCTTACGTAATAATCAACAAGAACCTCGTTTTGATTATTAGCAACCACTACCCCTTGAAAGTCGTTAACGTTAATGTTTTGGCCTTTCAAATCTAAAATACCAATATCGACAATTGTTGGTTCCCCCATAGAGTTTTGTTGTTTATGTCTAATGTAAAGTGAACCATAATCACCAGTGCTTCCTCCATGGTTTCCACCTGTAAATATAATTTGAGCATATGCTTGATTGTACCGATTATGAAGTCGTGTTCTTGCAAATCTGGTCCACTTTCCATTGTGACTGTCTCCAGTACTTGGAGTGGTAAACCCTCTTAAATCTACTTTTCCACCTAGTTCGTTCGTGATCTCACCTATTCTAGTATTAAACCTTTCACTCGTTAACTCAAGTGCACCAACCCGACTAGATACGGAACCTAAACCACTTTCAGTTGATGAAACTCGACCAGTGATGCCCTTTAATGTTGCATCTAAGGAAGTTTCCCGCTGATTATAACGTTCAGTATTTACAAAGGAAGAAGCCGGTTGCTTCCAACCTGTTAGTTTATTCCCTCTTTCTAATTGTCCCCGCCAAATGTGAACATCAAGATTAGATGATGAACGAAGCTGAAATTGAATGTGACTCGTGCTATTAGCAGTCCAAGTATAAGAAACTCGTCTTTCACCACTAGGCTCAATATCGACTCCACCTTGATTTGAATTGACATTGACTACTGCGCTTCCGTTATTTCTAATCCACACAGACATTGTATAGGGTACATTTGATACTTTGTCATTAGCGTTTAGAATCGTCAACACTGCTTTAAGAGCTGTATTTCCTCCACTGGACCTAACTCTTGTTGCTTCGGTAGTATTCCAAGCATTTATCTGTTGATTTTGATTGTTAAGTATTAACGAGGAGCCATCCCAAGCACGTAGTGAACTAAAATCGTTTGGATTATTCCAAAGATTTTCTCCTCCAATTTCTTGTGCTTGCAATTCTCGTACAGACGTCGAAAACCCGTTTAAATCCTGTCTAAATTCACTCACTGTATTTGTCAATGTTCCAAGACCATTACTCGTTGATTCCACTTTTCCGGTAATTTCGTCCAGCTTAACATTAAGGGATGTTTGGCGTTGGTCGTAGATAGATGTGTCTACTTTACTATCTAAACCTTTGCTAACTTGCCCGATAGATGTAGAAAATCCTTCTAAGTCTTGTTTGAACTGCCCCACTGTATGTGTGAGTGTTCCTAGATCATTTGTTGTTTCTTCTACTTTTCCTGTGATCCCCTCTAGTGTAGAGTCAAGGGAGGTTTGTCTCTCAGCGTATGATTCCGCATCAATTAGATCTTCAAAAGCTGGTGACCACGCAGCTGCTCGCTTGCCTTCTGTTACCATCAATTCTGTTATTTCAACAGTACCTGATGCAATAAAATCTGCTCTTAGTTGAAGGCGTATCGTTGTTGTATTCGAGTTTACTTGTCTTGTCTGAGTAACCTCAATCTCTCTATTTTCACTTAAGTTCGTAATGGACTGAATTGTATGCCAAGCGTTTGGATTGTTTTCAAACCACTGTAGTGTGAGCCTTGACGAACCCTCACTACCGCTCTTTATATCTTTAAGTTTTATTTTGCAAGAGATCGTCACTTCTTTTCCGAGAACACGATCGGATACATTATAGACTCTTACAATTTGGTTGTTAACATTCGTCCAATTAGTTTGCACGAACGGCTTATACGTACCGATAGCAAAGTTAGTGGTGGGACGTTTTTCACTTTGCAACTGGCGAATCGATGTAGAGAACCCTTCAGCATTTAAGCTTAACTCTGAGCTAATATCTCGTAAATCTGTTACTTCACCAGTCAATTGGTCCACTTGTCCGCTCGTTTCACCTACAAGGAAATCGATGCCCTCAAGAGATGCATTTATCGTTGTCATTTTTTGATTGTACGTTGTGTAGTCAACTTTATCTGTCAGTAATTCGTCGACCTCACCTTTTGACAGAGTGGCAGATAGGCGTCCATCCACCTTCTCAAACTCCGTTGTAACATGCTTCTCAATTGAGGTTAGTCCTTCACCCAATTGACCAATTTCTTCTTTCAGCTGCATTTCCTTTTCTTCTAGGGCATCTTCACCATCTTTAATCGCTTGATGAATGCGACGAACTTCTTGATCAAATTGAGCACGGTCAATTCGTTTCTCAAGCTCTTCAGTAAGAATGGAATAAACGTCTGCAATTTCCTGATCGCTGTAGTCCTTTGCTCTTTGCTGAATAAGTTCTAATGCATCATTCGCAATCTGCTCAAACTGTATACCATCCGTTCCAATGATGTCAGCTTCTTTATTTAACTCCCGTAATTTCATAGCCAATTCAGGACCAAAAAGAATATCATCCGTTACAACTCGAGCAGTTGAAGCTTCTACTTCTGCTGAATAATTTGAAGCGCGCCCATGGTAATTGACTGCACGGACTCGAAAGTAATACGTTTTATTTGTTTCTCCGATAAAGTTAAACCCATTTAACGAACCTCGATAAACAAGCGTTTCTGGCGAAGGAAGAAAACCTTTTACTTCACTAGCAAATAATTCATAGGCTTGCACATAAAAAGCCTCGATGTTAAAATCCCAGAATATCTGCACTGTCTGAAATCCACCTGTTGCCTCTACGTTTGCAGGGACATCTGGTAGTATATCGGGAAAGCGATCGGGTGAGATCGGTTTGTTTCCTTGATTCCACTTTCCTCGATTATCATTAATCTCGCGAATGACTTGGTCTAACCGATCGTCATAGCTATGAGCAGACAAAAATTGACCCATTTCAACTGTTGCAGATCGATTAACATCCATTAAATCATACTCAATTGCAATCACACGTGCCTGAATTTCAATTGGTCGAGTAAACATCCGATCAAAAGCTAGCGCCGTGTCGCCAAGACTTACTTTTTCATGTTCATAGCCACTAAGTTGTTCAGTAATTGAACGGTGAGCTGATAATGAACTTCCGGCTAGCTTTACACGTTGTAAATGTTCCCATGTCGCATGCAAAAGTGTTTCAGGATCTTCAATATCGCTATTTGTATAAACACCTTCACGATGTAACAGCTTTCCATCGTAAGGACGACCGTATCTAGTTAAGGCGTGTTCATCACCAATCCACGCTTGTCCTTTTGGCTTATTTGCCGGATCTCCATCTTTTATCTGCCATGTTACTTCGGAAAAGTCAGTTGTCTGATCATCTGATGATGCACCCTGTCCATAAAGAGCCGTTACAGGATAAGAAAGAACCGTTCGCTGAATTTCTTGAATATCGTGGTCAACTTCAAAACGCTTTCCTATATACTGCCCACGACGAGAAAGGATTTTGATTGTTCTCGATGTAATTTGATTACCAGAAAAAGTGATTGTATCTTTAAACTCTCCACCCCACAACCTTAAAATAGACCAGATGGCATCAACCGATGACTCAAAAGAAAGTGGGATAGATTGAACCCCTAAATCAATGTCGACTTGACCTCTCCACCGTGTACCACTCAGCACGTAATCAAGCACAACTGACGCATTGGCATTTTTAAAAGAGCGCTCTTTCACTAAGTGCTCCTTTAACTCCATAAATGCAGGTTCACATAAGGCATAGGTTTGGCGCTCAGTCCCACTAAAATGATCATCTACTTCTTTAATCACATATAGCCTAAGTTCTCCCTCTTTATCTCGAAAAACCACTTGGTTTTCTTCCTTAACAAACTGTGCCGAACTGCTCGCCGAATCCACAGTTAAACGTAATGGCTGATCAGGCAGTTGATTTAATTCTTCTCGAAAAAGAGCGGAAATTAAGCCATTATCCTCGCCAATAGTAGTAAGCAAAGAATCGTTTTGGTCTAATACATACATTTCCTTCATGTTTCACACCTCCTTTTTATTAAAAATAGATATTTTGATACGTAATGGTAGACGGGGCCGAAACAGAGAGGATATTTACACCTGGCCTTAACGGAAACCATCTACTTTCAAATGAAAGTAACGACATACGTGCGTCACGATTTAAATAAATGGCCCGTTTACCTGCATCAATTTCAATGACATCATTTTCTAAAAATTGATGCTGTAAAATTAATTTTTCACCATGTTGGTTACGAATTTCAAACTGAGATGTTCTTGTGTCAATACGAGCATGTAATGTCCAAAACACCGGTACTTGCCCTACAACATGAATATCTCTTTGTTGTTCCGTTATTGGAACAACAATTTCTCCTGCATATTGGTATGGCGTTGGACACAAAAATTGGATAATTCCTTTCGAGAAGTGCTCATACTCTTCAAGTTCTACGGATAAAAACCTAGCCAAATAAAATTGGCTAGGTGTATCGGAGAACACGAGTTTTTGTTCATCCTCACTATATAACCATGAAGACAATTCAAGCTTTAGCTCTTGCATGGTTTTATCACGATGATAGATGACAACAGGCACGTCTAGAATAATGGAGTCCATTTTCATACCAGTTACCCGCTCACCTGCTTCTACTCGCTCTGTCGTTGTATAAGAGATAGACGGTAGAACGGGTCGCTGCAGATGACTTAATACAGTAATATACTTTTTTCTGATTCCATTAAACGTAAATTGCATAGTAACGATTCACCTCCATCTTAAGTGTAAAACCTATTTTTCCGCATTGATTTTCTCTCTTGAGCATTTGTAATATGTGGTTCAACGAGAGAACCAACAACAGTAGAATCCATTTGAACCGTCAGTTGCTTCTGTTCTCGTAACGTATCAACTACTTCTGTTAACAAGCTCTCGACCGAACGACCGTTGTTCTTTTTCTCAAAGAAACGCACCTGATTTGAATAAGAATGACTCATATTTGGGTGAACGGGTTCTAGCGGTGCCATGTGAGGAGGATCAATTTCAGAAGGTACAAGAGATGTCATTGCATTCATCGCACGATTCACTGACCCTAGATCACCTTCAATTCCAACCCGCCAAACCTTGGGGAAGAAAACGACCAATCTCGTCTCTGAACAATTTTGATGGAGAATTAATTCCAAAAAATGATTTTAGACTTCCAACCACACTGTCCATAAACCCACTAATTTTTCCAATAATCCAATCTTTTACGTTATTCATCCCTCTCCAAAGTCCACGAATTAAATCAGATCCCACCGTTACAACACGTCTAACTGCTGTTGAAATACTACCAGCAAGTCGCGATACGAGTTGAGTTCCAAGCTGCATAATACGAGGGAACCCATTTACGATTGCTTGAAACACACTTGAAAGAATGGTTCCAATTGCACTAAGAACCATCGGCATGGCTGGTTGTTAATCCGCCAATTAAAGATCCGATAAGAGAAATTCCGCTTTGTAAAATTAAAGGGAAGTTCGATGCGAGTGTACTAATAATAGATGTAATAATTTGAACGACAGATTGTAAGAGAGCCGGTACATGATCCATAATCCCTTTGATAAGACTTTCCAGTAACGTGATTCCAGCATTAATTATCAGTGGAAGCTGGTGAGTTAAGCTCTCAATAATTAAAGCAATAACATCTAATGCCGTTTCAATGATCATTGGCAAAATAGTGACAATCCCTTTGATTAAGCTCTCAAGTAACTGAATACCCATCTGAATAATAAGAGGTAGCTGCTGGGTAAGAGTTGTCAAAACCATTGTAATGATTTCTACAGCAGTTGCTACTAGCATTGGTAAAATGGAGATCACGCCATCAATGAGACTCGTTAACATCTCAATCCCCATTGTTAAAAGTAATGGGAGTTGTTCAGCTAATGTTGTAATAAGAGTCTGAACAAGATTCAAGGCGGTATCAATGATCGTTGGAATCATTGTCATAATCCCATCCACTAAACTCATCAATAGGTTTATGCCCATTTCAATCAGCAGTGGAAGTTGCTGTGTAATTGTCTCTATAAGAAGAGCGATCACGCCTAAAGCTACTTCTATGATCATTGGTAACAAAGATACAATACCGTCTATTAAGTTGGTTAGTAATTGAATACCTAATTCCAATATAAGAGGAAGCTGTTCAACGATCATTTCAACGAGCATAGTAATAATGCCGGTTACTGTCTCTAGTAACGTTGGTACAAAACTCATAATGCCATCTACTAAGTTCATCAACACTTGCATACCTAATTCAATTAATAATGGCAGGTTGTGTTGTAATGGCTTCTACTAATTGAGTTACAACTTGTATCACCACTTCAACTAGTGTACCAATCATTGAGTCCATTCCGTCTAGCAAACTTGTTAAGATTCCAATTCCTAATTCCAACATAAGTGGTAGATTCCTTGAAGCATTACTAATCAATAATGAAATGATTTGTACGCCAGTCTCCATCAACATTGGTAAGGCGGATGTAATGCCTTCAACGATATTGCTAACTACCTGTATAGCTGTTTCGGCCAAAGCAGGCAACATCGTTGTTACTCCTTCAACGAGTCTTTGCAAAAGCGCTGCTCCAGACTGAACTAGTTCTGGCAACCTTGCAACAATTCCAGTCATAAATCCATCAAAAATAGATGAGGCCACTGAAAAAACCTCGCTTCCGATGGACGAAATTTTTTCCCATACTGCTTGTAAACTTGAACCTAATGACCCATTTGCATTTTGTAAATACAAAAAACCAACTGCTAATGCTGCTATTAACCCAACAACAATGCCGATTGGCGATATAAGGAACCCAAATACTGCAGCTAATGGTTTTATTTTCATTAGAGTGGCTGTTACATTTGTTGCTGCTGCTTTTAGTGCAGTGAAACTGACAACCAGTTGATTGATTAAAGTAATTGTTGTTGTAGTCGACTGCAGTACACTTGTTACCATTCGAGAAGCTTCTGCCGTCACTTCTGAAAAAGAAGCAGATAGTTTGTCCGAAAATGGAATGGATAACTTGCTAGCCTGGTCTAGGGCATACGCAACGCTTGATACCTTCTGTTCAATATCATCAAGTGGGCTTGAATCACCCCAAATGCCACCACCTAATTGATTAGCAGCTGTAAAAAGTTCTCCTACACTACTTGTCACTTCTCCACCACTCTTTTGGAGCGTTGCAGACGTTTGCTGGAATCCTTTTCCAATGTCTGAAATGGATTCAGTAAAAGACGTAATGGATCCATCAATGGATGTTATCTTATTAGTAAAATCAACAATTTCCGAATTCATAGACTGTATCACTTTATTTAACTCATTCAACTCTTTCCCTCCTTTCTCTAAATGTAAATTGTTGTAGCCAATGTTTAGCTTTCTCTGCTTTTTTGACTGATTCCTGAATAGAATGCTCCTCTTTCTTAGCTGAACTTGGGCGTTTATATAAATCAGCTACTTTAGGACGCTTGCTACGACTAGCTTGTTCATGCATTAACGCAATTTGTGCTTCTCGCTCCATTGCATCATGTATCGATTCTAATTCAGCATCCATTAACAAGACGAACTCTCTCGGAGTCAAAGCGTAAAAGATAGAGGGCTCTAACCGTAAATAACGCCAACAAGTAACGAGTTGGCGTTCTACATAAGTCAGTCCATTTAATTGTGTTAAGCTCTTAACATCTCCAATGCTTTCGCCGCTTCCGGATTGTCCGCTACTAGTTTCTTCGCTTGATTGCGAAAGAAAAAACTTTCCGTCACAACCTTATTGCTAATTTTATAAATGTCATCAGAATCAAGCTGCTCATTCATCATCGCTTGTTCAATTTCAGCTTCAATATCTTTTAATGAGAAATCCTTGCCATGATGAAATAAGCCAGCGTGTACAATTTGTGGAAATGCCTCTAAATCACCCATCATCGCTTTTCCAATGATGCCCATTGGTCCGCCCTGAATCACACGGTTTAAATATTTCACACTTTCCATCGTTAACTTTAATTCATATTCTTTTCCTTGAAGTACAATTGTTGACATGATGCCATCGCCCCTTTTTTGAATTAATGAAGGTATCTATAAAAGATACCTTCAGCCGCTCGTTAGTACCTAAATACTATTCTTGATCTTCTTCAGCTGGTGCTTCTGTTTCCACCATATCTTCGTTTTTTAACTTCCCGTTCAGCTTAGCGCTTAATGTATATGTTGCGTGCTCTCCATTGCTGTAACTTTGCTCCCAAGATGTAATCATATATAGACCCGATTTTGCTGTTTTCTTTCGGCTATTCACACGATAAATTTCGATAAATTCCTTGTTATCAAGCTTTTCGTCCATATAGTCAATAAACGGGTCGCCTTCTGTTACAACACCTTCAAGCGACACTTCCACTGATTCTTTCCCATAATCACTGCCTGTTTTATCTTTTGTATCTAGTTCAATTTCATCAAACGAACGATTAAAAGAGCCGCCTGTTTGGTTAAAAGGACGTAATAATCCTTGACTATCCTTCACTGCAAAAATAAATTCTTCCCCTTTGTATTCCTTCGCGAAAAATTGTAAGTTAAATGGTAAACGTTGTTCTGTCATTGAAATCTCCCCTTTTTGTGATGTTTGTGTTTGTACGTTATTTCGATTCACTTGTATGCCTCCTCTCTTATTCTTTAAGGAATTTTCCTCTTCCTCACTTATAAGGCATGAACCTAAGTAAAAAACACGATCATACGTTCTTATTTTAACGAAAAAATTTTTAGCTTACATAAAACACTTGTTTTCCTTTTGTATGGCTATTGTCTTCACTTACATAGGAGACCGATCGGCTGCCTGTAATAGGCGAGCGCCTAAATTCAATCTGATGATATACTTTCTCCCGCTTATTTCTACGGGCGTGTTGATGATCCGTTAAGATCGGAAAACACTCTTGAGCCATTTTATGACTATTACGATTACTCAGCTCTTCATGTAAACAAAGAGAAGCCAGTTTCTCTAGCATATAACTAGGAGGCACTTTCTCATGTTGGACGTAATAAGCTTCAATCAACTTCTCAATCTCTTTAAACCGTCCCGGTCTAGACATCACCCCTGTCTTTGCGTGGATCTTTAAATCTTTCATACGATCTAGAAGGTGTTGTTCTGTCATTTTAAATGCCTCCTCTGTACCCTAAATCATGATGAGTCCAGTAGTAAAAAATATCTGCAATTCTTTCTGTTGAACGTTTTAATAACTCTCTGACGTTTTGTTGAGCGATCCCCATTTTCTCTGCCGTCTCAACTTGGGTGTAATCACACATATAAACATAGTATAGCGCGTCACGCTGACGCTTTGTTAAATCGGCTTGTTCTATAGCATCTTGTAGATCAATAAAGATGTCACAAGCTGCAAAATCATCGTGTAGTACCCTTGATTGAAGAGAATGGATATCTCTTAATAAATGTTGTACTTGTTTTGCAGATGACAGCATTCCATATTGTTCTTCTAATCGAATCGTAACCGCTTCTCGACTTATCTTTTTCATGTTTGTCTCTCCCTTTACCTACTGAAAAACTAGATAAAATGTCGGTATAGCCGTAACGATCCATAAAATATAGAATGCTATTTTGTTTTCAATTTTATTTACCAGTGCACCTAATGTGATAAAAAAGAATAACGTAATTTGACAAATTAAAGCGAGTAAAAAAAACATATTGATCCCTCCATTACATCATTGTTCTTACAAAAAACCTTTGAACAACACTATAAAGAGAAGCCAATTAAAAAAAATCAAAAACCACCGCACATTTGTATGTGCAGTGGCTTATTAAATTAGAAATGTTTATCATTATATGTGTCTACCTCTGCTGGCGTAAGCAAACGTGTTGCTTTTCCAATCGTTCCTCCCCATAGTTCCCAGACAAAGTTATGGTCGTCAACAGCTTGACTAAAATCCCCTTCGTGCCATCTTAATAAAATTTGCTCATAGCTGTTACCATGGGTAAACTCATCTGCTCTTACAGTAGCAATGTCAAGCAACCATTCAATTCGCTCTTCTGTCAGTTGGATTTTTCCCCACTTTTGCTCTGCTTCTACAAGTCCGTGGGACATGTAATGAATCGCCTCTTGCATCGCTCGCTCTGATAAATCTTTAGGAAATAAATCATGTAAATCTTCATCAATAGAAGCAGTAAGCACGAGTTCTTCTGTTTGAACGCCACTTTCACCTGAATGGTTATTCAAGTCGTCCCCAGTATCGCTGCCCTGTTGCTCCTCTGATGAGGCCATACGCTCAAGAGCATTCTGACCAAAATAAAAGCCTCCAAAACCAATAAGTCCTATTACACCTACTATAGAAAGGAAAATGATAAATTTCTTCATCCAAAACAACCCCTCAAACAAGTCACCATTCTTTCTGACTACGTAATTATCCCTATCACATGCAGTCTATCATAGTTTTGTCTCATTGTGAGCAGATTGTTAATAATTTTTTGTAATTTTTAAATTTATGAGCTTTTCGTAGGAAAAACGTAAATTAGGTATACTTTATCTCTTGAAAAGAACGTCATAAAAATGACATTCGTTCGGATGCATTTTTCTAAACGTACGATTCGTCGCGTACGATTTTTCAAGGGTAGTCGTGTGTATGACACAAAAAATCAGCACCTAGACTACTCTAGAAATGCTGATTTAACAGGTGTTTCAACCTACGTTTCACGATACCGGTGGTCGGGGTCGAAACCGACACTCCAAAGGAACACGATTTTGAGTCGTGCGCGTCTGCCAATTCCGCCACACCGGCATAACAACTTATCGACAAGTAATAATATACCATCGTCAAAATGATTCGTCAACGTTTTTTTCTATTTTTAATAGTGATATTGCATTCAACTCCCTAAAAAATGTAAATGTTTAAGTACACTTCACAAGGGTACTAATAAATACCAATTCATTCAACATTTCACATAGGAGGATAAGATGATAAATAAATTCACTATGTCAATTTTTATTTTACTACCTTTTATATGTTTAGCTGCTTGCAGTAATAATGTTCAAGATGATCTGGACTCTTATGTTAATTCTAATGAGTTGCAGCAGCTTTCTCAAAAAGAGTTAGAAATTATGTCTGAATTTGAAAAGCTTACGATTGGTGAAATCGAACCGGATGACGCCGCTGACTTTTTAGCTGAACATGTCATTTATCCGTATAGTGAATTTGTTTCTGATTTAGAAACGATTCGTCCAGCTACATCTGAAGTAAGTGACTTGCACGACCTTTATATCGAAGCAGCATCAACTCGATTGGAAGGCTATCACCTTTCAGAAGAGTTTATTGCAAGCCTCGGTTCTGTTACTATGACAATAGCAAATGACACGTTGATAGAAGCGAGCTCCCTTATGCACCATTATAGAGAGGAATTAGCACTATTAGCGGAAGAACATGATGTCGTTGTTAAGTAATCAAGTATAAGAAAGAAGAAACTATTGAGCTTCTTCTTTCTTCATCCATTATTTTATGAAACAAAGCGCAATACCATAACCACAGGCAGCGTTATAAGCCTTTGTTAGCTTCATGACTTTTACATTCCCTTTTTCACTAGGTTGTCCTATTCCATTAATGGCCATTAAATAATCACCTGTTTGTACATCTTCATTTACGCGTACATATACTTGGCCCATCATGCCTACAATATTCCATTCGTCTCGTTCTTTGCGGTCCACATAAGGTTCATTGTAATCAAACAGAGGGTTCTCTAATGGTAATAGAACACTCTCTTCCCGATAGCTTGGCAATGTGTTCCCTTCTTCGTCTACATCGTATGTGCGAATACGCTGTGGTTCAAGTATTAAACCACCAAATTCGTTTGTTAAATAACGGTTCTTCCAGTGGAATGATGCTTCACCTAATACAACCACCCGCCGTTTCCGTAATAACACCAATAATAATGTCATCCTTATTTGCTAGTTGAACTTTGTCCCCTTTTAATGTCACTAACATGCCTGTTTCAATTGGTTCTCCATCTACACTTTCAAAGTACTCAGCAAAATCTGTGAATGTACTTGAACCTGTAATTTGTCCAGAAGCTCTAATCGTTCCGTTCCTACTATTAAGCTCCCATTTGCGATTTGAACTGCTTGAATTCCCTGAAGCACCATATCCCCCTACTACTGAATAACTAGTGGGATTACTTGTTAGGTTACTCGCAAGCACCATTGAACCAAATCCTCCATTTGGCTGTCCTGCAATCGCCCCACTCGAACTTATTATGCTACTTCTAGGGCCACGTGCTCTAGAATTACCTGCACTTCCTACTACAACAGAGCCTTCGCCTTCTGCATGTGAATTAGATGAAGCGGCTACCATCGTTTTTGATTGAATGGCTGTAGGTGAAGCTGTACTTGCAAGTATAATCGATTGATCATGTCTTGGCTCTCCAGTGCTAGATGCCAACCTAGCGCCACCTGAAATAACTGTAATTGGATTAGTGTAACGAACGCCACCGCTGATTACAGCAGTTTCATACCCGCTTGCATTTACATGACTAATATTAATTGAATTTGTTGTTGATTCAACAGCATTCTTTCCACCATTTCTTGAGTGGATGGCATTAACACCATTAATCGTTACATGACTATGTCCGCTTCCTACGAAAATCCCATTGTTATCACCAGCGTCGTAAAGGTTGATATTGTTTAATGAAATATGGTTTCCTCGATTGCTTCCCCCATAAACAATGACACCATCACTTGCACGATGAAATCTACTAATATTCACACCATTCAAAGCGACATTCCTAGCTTTATACTGGATCGCAACGACAGGGCCATTTCGAAAATCATACGATTCATCACCAATTGCAGTAAAGTTTGTAATGCTTACGTTCGTATATGCACTTATAACGAGTGCACGAGGGTCAATATTGTTTTGAAAGCCTTTTTTATTATTAGGATGCAACGCAACAAGGTTTGTAGCCGTTAAATGAAAAGCCGTCGTTGAATCTGGATCTTCACCTGTATGATGACCAATGTGTCGAAAATTATAGCTTCGAGCATCTTCTTTTGAAATATGGCCATTGATATGCACATTGCTAGCAGCGCTAGAATTATCATGTGCTTTTATTTCAATTCCACCATAGCAACCAGAAGTGTAATTATTGGTCAGCAGTATATGGCGGCTCCCATCGTCAATCTCTATTCCATTTTGATTTCCCCTTGTAGAAGGGTCGTACGCATAACAATTTGATAGAGTAATAAATTCACTATGGTGTGTTGTAAAGCCGTCATCAACCCAGTCAGTCGCTTTGCATGAATCAATCCATACGTATTGTGATGGCCCACTATCAACCGTCCCATCTCCACCATAATGGTAGTCTAATCCTGTCGAAGTAACATCAAATCCATGTAGGGTGCTATTATACGCGAAAACATTCGTAATCCAAGCGTATTTGACTCCGTGAAGCGTTAAACAACTAGAACGACTCCCTCCAGCAGGTTCTGCACCTCTTCGTCTATTTCCATCTAAGCTCAGATTTTTTACAACAATATACTCTCCACCATTATCTTTGTCTTTTACGGATACGGTCCATTCTTCGTTCGATGCCGTATCGGGTGTCTGTATAGTGGTGAGCTCCATACCTTGTCCTTCTAAAACGGTTCGATTTGGGAGCCGAACCGTTGCAAAATAGCGTTTAGGACCAAGAATCAATTTAACGTTTCCGTCCCCTAGCGCCTCTTCAAAGTAGGGCGTTTGATCTTCTTCACTTGCACTCTCTGGTATGAAATCATCAATGTAAACGACCCGTGCATCTTCAATTTGCGCAATAGTATTGCTTAATTGATCAAAAGATTGCTCCATTTGCTTTTCCAT